AGGGTTCAAGATACCCACACGACCGTCTTGGCTGACTCCCTTTTCATCAAGAGCAGAAGCAGCATCATAGAATGCAGCAACCAGAGCAGTGGCGCTGTAAGCATCAGACTCAGTACCGGTACCGACACGCACCTGAGTACCGCCGGGCTCAACGTAGCCAGAAGCAGACACAGGAGAAGCGGCACGAGCACCACGGGTGATCGAACGGAAGATCTTGCGGTCATAGGTTTCAGCAAGAGCGTAGCCGATCTTACGGGTGATCTCAGAGCGCAGGTCGTAGTGAGCCAGGGTCGTATCCAGGTCATACAGGAAGGCGCTGGAGATGAGCAGATCATCAACGGTGATGGTCTTCTCAGCCACCGGCGGAGCCTTGTCGCTGTTACCCAGGATAGGGGTTCCAGGAGTATGGAACTCAGCCTTGGTGCGACCGGTGTAGATGAACTGCAGAGACTTACCGTTGGTAAGCGTACGCTTCATAACCAGGTCACGTGCGATAGTGGCGTTCTCGAAACCTTTGAAGATTTCACCACTTGCGAGCTTCAGATAAAGGTCGCGGTTGTTAGAGGCGTTTCCGGTAAGATTCTCCCTACCCAGATTCACCTGATTGACATTAGCCATTTTTAAAAAGGAGTAAAGTTAGATAAGACTTGCTCCCAAACGTTTGGAAAATTTTTTCAATTATTTTTTGTGGTCTATCCCACCGTCTAGACGGCTAGAGGTATCGGCGTACCGGCTCTAACCAAGACTGGTGAGGGGACTTGCACCCCTCTGTAAGCTCACTTAACCAGTTGCTTGTAAACTACACCGCGATAACGAAGAGCATCAACCTTATAGTTGTTTGCTTTCTTTTTAGCGTTTTGCATGTAGCGGATAACGATGTTAGACATTAGTTCGTACCTGATAAAAACCTAAGCCCCGTTCCATGCTTAGGCGGTCATGCGTCTATGGTTGCTTCAAGTACCATTTTGGTAAACTGCATTTCCAAGAACTCTGTATCAGATTGTTCTTTAGCAGGACACTGCTGTCGATACAACCTTAAAGCGTCACGAATAATGCGAGTACCATTATCACAGACTTGAATGTCAAACATAGATGAACGTACGAATAATTAACCGATTGCTGGTGCCTTAAGTGCCACGGGAGTTGTCTCCACGGATGCAAGGTCGAGCGGGAAGTTATGTGCATTCCGCTCATGCATCACCTCAAAGCCGAGGTTGGCACGGTTGAGAATGTCAGCCCATGTGTTTACCACATGACCTTGACTTTCAGTAATGGATTGATTGAAGTTGAACCCATTGAGGTTGAAAGCCATGGTGCTGACGCCGAGGGCGGCAAACCAGATGCCCACGACTGGCCAAGCTGCGAGGAAGAAATGCAGCGACCGAGAATTGTTAAAAGATGCATATTGGAAGATCAGTCGTCCGAAGTAGCCGTGTGCGGCAACGATGTTGTATGTCTCTTCCTCTTGGCCGAACTTGTAGCCGTAGTTCTGGCTGACCTCTTCAGTAGTCTCACGAATGAGCGACGACGTAACCAACGAACCGTGCATTGCACTAAATAGGGCACCGCCAAAAACACCTGCGACGCCCAGCATGTGGAAGGGGTGCATCAGGATGTTGTGTTCCGCTTGGAAGACAAGCATGTAGTTGAAGGTGCCAGAGATGCCCAGGGGCATACCGTCACTGAAAGAACCTTGACCGAATGGATAAACAAGGAAAACAGCAGTCGCCGCAGCGACCGGAGCAGAGTAAGCAACAAAGATCCAAGGGCGCATCCCTAGTCGATAGCTAAGTTCCCACTCTCGTCCCATGTAAGAAAAGACGCCAATGAGGAAGTGGAAAACGACGAGCTGGTATGGTCCGCCGTTATATAGCCATTCATCAAGTGTATTAGCTTCCCAAATTGGGTAGAAGTGTAGTCCGATGGCATTGCTGCTCGGAACGACGGCTCCTGAAATGATGTTGTTTCCATAGAGGAGGGAGCCTGATACTGGTTCACGGATTCCATCGATGTCTACAGGGGGTGCTGCGACGAAAGCAGTAACGAAGCAGATGGTGGCAGCCAGCAAGCAAGGGATCATCAGGATCCCAAACCAGCCAACATAAAGTCGATTGTTAGTGGAGGTTACCCAGGAGCAAAACTCATCCCAGGTAGACCTCTGTTGTTGTTGAGTAAGTACAGCGGTCATTAAAAGTGCAGGGTATTTGTTTCCAAAGGTATGTATTTGAGCACTTTAATGAAGCCCTCCCAAGGCTCACATCCAGTGGAGGGCTGAATGATTTAGATCAGAAGGTGTACTTCACACCAACTTTGGTGCCATAACCATTGTTGTCGTCACCAGTGATGAACGACACTTCACCGTAGAGAGAGAGGTCTTCAGACAGACCAACAGAACCACCGGCTTTGCCAGACAGTTCCACAGTGCTGTCACCACCATCAGGGGAGACAATGCTAGGTCCGCCCTGCAGATACCAGCCGTCGCCTTCAATGCCGACGTGGTTATCAATAACAGTGCCACCATAGTTAGTACCAGACCAACCAGAGTTGGCTTCGACATTCACGTAAGGACCGGCAATAGCGGCACCATGTGCCATACCGAGGAGGAGACCGGAAGCGATAATAGATTTCATGATTAAGTAGTTACTTTTTTTTAGCAGTTTTTGCGGAGCGTTTGAAGTTGGCAGCCGTGGGTGCTCCTTTAGATCCAGGCTTTCTCATTTTTTCTCCACTACCAGCAGCAATACGTTTGCGCTTGGCGTGGATGTTTGCATACAATCCTTGCTTAGCCATCAGTATTTTTTACCGGCAGGTTTTTTGGTGGTTTTCTTTTTCTTAGCGGTAGCAGCAGCCTTCATACCAGCTTTGGTATAAGGATACTTTTTACCGTTGACCATTGGCATTACCAGACTCCGGGAATAATTTGACCAGTGATTGCGTAAGCACCAAGAGCCGCCATGACGCCAAGCATTGCAAGACGACCATTAAGCTTCTCAGCCTTTTCATTGTGAGTTTCAGTTACGTCCATAATTTCCATGGGTGGTTCTTTTGCGTAGATGTTTGTACGACCACCGTCTTCAATAACAGTAGTCATCAGAAATTAACGTCAGATACTTCGAGCTTTTGCATGACCTCTTGTCGATAAGCAGGGTCACGCTCATAGCGAGGATCTTGCATTGCTTCAACCATCTCAGCTTGGGATTTAAACCCACGCTTACTGTTGGATGAAGCCTTACCTGTAAGCATTTTTCCGTCATAGCCAACAGCATCTTGATAACGCTGAGCCAAGGAATTGATGGCAAAGAATGCAGCATTAGGATCGCCACTATCCATAACCTTGTCGAACATCGCAATCTCTTGTTCAGTGATATTTTGGGATGCCCACTTGGTCATGTTGTCGTAGTTCTCTTCGCCACCAACAATGCTTTTAAGTTGAGAGACAGTCTCTTGAGTCATAGGACGGGGTCCAGACACTTGCTGAGATGCTGTACTTCTGTAGTCCAAATACATATTGGCAAGGTCTACAGGATCCATCCCACGGAGTCTGTCGAGAGTTTCCTCTTGGAACTCAGATTGGGATTGTTCCCAGATTTCATCTAGGATTGAAGTTGATTCTTCAGGACCTTCATCAGACTCAGCCTCTGTATCTTCGTCAGATTCTGAGTTAGAAGCGCCAAGCTTTTTTTGCAGCTCGACATAAGCTGACTCAAGCTCTTGTGCATTCTTGTACTTACCAGCAAGGAGAGTATTCTGCTCTTTTGCCATCTGTTCGCCAACAGCAAGAGAGTCTTGTTCTTCTGGTGTAAGTTCCCCAGACTCTTCTGGAGAACCGTCAACTGTGAGTGTTGTCATAGGTGGGTTGTTTTTTATTCTTGTTGTTGTTGTTCAGCTTGTGCCTGAAGACCTGCAGCAAGTTGTGGATTCTTTGTGGGATCCATCATGGGTGTCTTCATCATTGCTTGCTGTTGATCAGCTGCCATCTGCTGCTGCTCGATCTGTTGTGCAGCCTGCTGTTCAGCTTGGATCTCTTCCATAGATCTCACAAGGTTCAAGACATCAATACCTTGAGCTGCAGCAAGACGCTTAACAACTTCAGTTGGGTTGATGTACTGAGCAATAGCTTCTGGACCCATTGTCTGTGCAATGGTTTGCAAGAACTGTGCCAGGCTTACTGCATCTTGACCGCGACCAAGACTATTGATACCAGCCACGATTGTCGGTTTGACAATTCCCTTGGGAATACGTGGGATGTCACCAGTCTTTTGTGCTACAGACATTTTGCGATTAAGGTATGGCACAAGGAACTCTGTTGTCAGAAGGGAGAACAATCCACCTAACTGTTGTTCAAGTTCCATTTGTGTCGTCCGAACCTCTTCCGCAGTAACGCGTTCTGCATTACGAGGATTAAGGATCAGGAAAGCTTCAGACAAACGCCGTTCGTAAACCTGCGTCATCTGAAAAGCTGTAGCAAAGTCAGCAGTCTTACCAACCTGAATAACACCAATGTCATCAGGTCGTCCTGCAACAATTGCACCGTTACCTGCAGCGGCCAGCGTGGCAGGCTTAGTAGTACTAGAAGGTGATACAACAAACACGACTTTTGCGGCTGCTGCAGAGCCTTCTACGAGTGCCTGAGAGAGTGCTTCGAGTGACTTGAGGTCACCGATGAATTGACCAACACGACCACGTCCGTAAGCTTCGCCATCAACAACGTTGAAGCGGAGAGGCAACCAAGGATTAGCATCGATGGGTGCTTTACTTACTGACTTAGGTAATACGTGTCCATACACCTCTTGGTGCCACACGACACGATTGTTCTCTCGCTTGACGTGTGTGTACACATCGCACTCATCTTTACCTGCAGTGCTTTCATCTACGACCGAATCATATTTCAGATCCTTTGGTAGTTCATCTTCAATTAGCTGTTTAGAGATACGTTCTTTGGTGACGATTTCTAGTACGTTGCCGTTACCATCTCGTTCTACAACAAAGCGATTCAAGGGATACACTTTAAGACCGTCACGTCCCATGAAAATCAATGCATTACCACCGACGACTAGGTGCTGCAGTGCTTGATGCACAGCTACTCGATCGTCGGATGCTGCAATACTTTCAAGGATCGTACGTTCAACCTTGGCAAATGACAGGTCAAGCTCGGAACGGATCTCTGGACCGAAGTCCTGGCCAAGTTCACTTTCGTCGAGCTGTAGCTTAAAGAAGCTGGTCTGAGGGGGCAGCAAAGCAAGCATCAATTTAGATGCCAACGTCACCACACCTTTTGCACCTACCGATTGCCAAGGCGTCTTAAGTT